TGTCGGCGCGTAGCCCTGCCCCCATGAGACGGTCGGCAAGGTCAGCGTAACAACCGGGTTAGGCATTGGGATGATAACATCCCACTCGTTGTCGTAGCCGCTCACGCCCGCGCCCAGCGTCACAGTCGTAGCACCTGACAGTGTGAGTGTGGTCATCGTATTGGCGGCTACCGTGACATTTGACGCATATGCAGCGGTGATAGCAGGGACTAGCCCGGAGTATCCACGCGGGCCTTGATCTCCCTGTATGCCTTGTGGGCCGGTAGCTCCGGTAGCCCCAGTCTCACCAGTCTCTCCTTGAGGGCCTGTTTTGCCCTGTGGGCCTTGCGCTCCATCAAACGCCCCGGCGGCCGCGTCTGCTCTAACGCTTTGAGCAATATTAACCGCAGACGATACGTCAGTCGATAGAGTATTAATTGACGTACCATGCGCATCAAGCGCGGCTTTGATGACCTTGTTCTGTACAGCATGCTCAGATGTGGCGGAAAGTGCCGCGTCAATCACAGGATTAACTTCCGCCCCCGCTTGGATGCCATCAAGCTTCGTCTTGTCGGAGGCCAGCATATAGCCGTTTTGCGTTTGGGTTACGGCGACGAGAGACTCGCTGTCTTCTTCCGGGTTTATCCACACGACAGCCCGGTCCGGTTCGTCAGTCTGGTAGGCAACCCCGGGTAACCCTTGTTCGCCCTGTATGCCTTGCGGCCCCTGGACGAGCATTGCGCTGCCGATCTGAAGCGCGAGGCGCTCCGCTTCAGGGTCGACCTCAAGCATCAAAACCTTGTTTTTGCTCATATCACTTACCATCAGAGCACCTCTCTGCTCAGGGCGTCGACGATGACGACACCCCCAAATTTTTTAACGCCCATGACATTGCCGCCTGTGAACTTGACTCGCGCATCGATAAAGACCGTCGTGTTTGCCTCGAACGCGAAGGTCTCCTCCTGCGTGAGCGGTATGTAAAAATTGCCGTCCGCAGGATTGAAGCGCACCTGGCCGGGATAGACCTTGCGCAGATTGCCGAGCCTGAACTCAATCCGCTCGATGTCGGCGATGTCAATCGTGCTGTTTTCCAGAGTCACCGCCACGGGCAGCGCGTATGCATCGCCCTTTTTTATTTTTGTTGCCATATCCTCACCTCACGTATCCTATGCCGCGCACCTGTATATCCGCAGAAACGACCGTTGCGGTGGTGTCGACCGTGTTGTTGCTTAAAATCAGCTTGTAGTAGGTGAACTTCTTCGCTTTGAGCTTGATCCGGTTCATCGTCGGCACAGCCTCCACACTGTTCGTCGAGAAGGCATATTCGGCAAAGTCGTTCTTTTGGTCTGTCTCGGCGGTCACCTTCAGATAGCCGTTATTTTCCGGCTTGATACCGACCCATATCATGGCGGAGTATTTTCGCTTGAAGTCCCTGTCGAAGGACATGGAGCCGCTCTCCCAATAGGTGTCTATTGCTGCGCCTTCGTCTGAAAAGTAGCTGTCAGAACAGTGGCGGAGCCAGCCGTCTGCGGTACCGTAATAAAGCTCGTCCCGGTAACGGATCAGGCACAGCGCGTCAAAGCCGGTGTAGATGTACCATGCGTCGGCGTCAACGCCGTTTACCAGGGCCGTGCCGTCGCTGCCGATGATGTAGTATTCATGGGACAGCTTGTCGAAAAAAGTCTTGGCCGTTTCTAGGGAGAAGCCGCGGATGCTGTTGTCTATTCGCTGCGAGATGCGTTCTGCGTTCCGCTGGTCGCCCGCGACATTGCTGCTGGTAACCGTCGCCTTCCATTCGATCACGCTTCGGCCGTCGAGCGTGCGGGGCCTGTTGTCCACAAGCCTTGCCTGCCCCGCCGCGCAGTTGCCGATGTCCCTGTTGACCGGTGTGACGTAGAAAGCTGCCGTGACCGTGCCATCCTCGAGCGTGAGCGTCTCGTAATATACGGAATAGGCACTATCAAGCTTGAAAACCATAAGCCTGCCGTAATGTCTCAGAAGGGCTGTAATGGGCGTGTTCGCGTCGCCGATAGTCATCTCGTTCAGATCGGGGAAATATTCCGCCGTGGGCTGTCCGTTGTAGTCCAGCCCCGAGTAAAAGGCCTTGTTGCTGCCGTCGCCGTAGAGGAAAACTCTGCTGTCCTGCATGCCGTTGAATATCTCGGCGTACTTCATGGCCCTGACGGTATTTGCAAAATTCGTCGGGTAAGTCCAGCCGATCTCAACGGAATTTGTGCCGTTTGCAGGGGCAGGGGTGATGGTCACGACGCCTGTCTCGAGATTCGCGGTAAACGCGACCGCGGTGCCGTCGGCGGTTTTCTTCACGTAATCGACGCTTAAGAGCCCCTTTTCAGGCAGTTGAAAGCTGGTCGCCGTGCCGTCGGGTGAAAACCAAGCCCGGCGCAGACCGTTGAGCTTGTTGACCTGTTCCCGCCCGGCCCCGCCGCCGCCGGGCACATTCGCCACGGAGACAAGCGGGCGGTAGCCCTCGACGTCCAGAAGCGTTGTGCCGTCCCAGACTTTATATTGCGAGCCGTTGAGCAGGTAGAGCTTTTTGTCGAAGCCAAACATGAAAACCTCGTCCGTTGTGACGATCTCCCCGCAGGAGATCTTGCTCCATGCGCCGTTTTCGTCTTGAAACAGCTCCCACAGGTAGCCGTTGCAGGCCGCGCATAAGACCTCGCGCCCGCCGACGAAGCCGCTCCATATCCCGCGCACCTGACTGTCGTTACTGTTGCTGCCCACAGAGACGGGGTTAAAGGTCCATGCGTAGTAGTCCGTCATCTGAGTCTGGGCCTCGCAGGCGGTCTGGCAGCTCTGGCAGGCAATGCCCTGACAGTTCTGGCAGCTCACCTCGCAGGCTGTTTGGCAGCTCTGGCAGGCAATGCCCTGACAGTTTTGGCAGCTCACCTCGCAGGCTGTCTGGCAGTATTCGCACCATCCTTGGCACCATCCCTGGCAGTCTTGGCAGCTTATTTGGCAGGTAGACTGGCAGCCGGCGCCCTCGCAGTCTTGACAAGACGACAGGCAAACCGCGCCCTGACAATTTTGACAATCCTGGCAGGACGACAGGCAAACCGCGCCTTGACAATTCTGGCAGGAGAGCTGACAGGTGGCCTGGCAACTCACCTCGCAGGTGGTCTGGCAACTGGAGCACTGCGTCGCCACCTGACAGCCCTGGCAGCCCGCAACCCCGTCGCAGGTCTGAAAGACGCCCGACTCACAGGCCGACGACCCGCTGCAGCCGCTTGTCGCCGCCATGACAACGGGTGCGGAGGCCGATAAGTATTCGGGTATGATAATTTTCTCGTCCATTTACGCCTCCCAGTGCCGCTTGAACGCCTCGTTTTTCTCGCCGCCCAAGACCTGCATCACATAAATTGCTTCATCCAAAACAGTCTGTTTCCACCAGCAGCAGACTTCGGGAACCGTGCACAGGTCCCCGGCGATCAAATAGTTGTTGGCAACACAGCCCCCGTCGCATATCCTGTCGTATCTGCACGCGGCACAGTCGCCGCCGGTCACGGCCTGCCCGTCAAAAAGCGCCATCAGCGCCTTGCGCCGATCCTCGTCTATGCCGTCATAGATGCTCCCGATACAGAAAATGCTCTGCTCGCCCGCGTTGCTGGTCATTTCCTGACAGCCGTAAACGCTGCCGTCGGGGTGAATGGCAGCAAAGCGTCCGGCGCCTAAGCCACATTTGCCTCCGGCGCTGCATTTGACGCCGCATCGGCGCGGGTTGTCAGACGCCGCGTTGATGGCCCGTATGTCCCGGAACGCCGTCTCCAGCGTGGAAAACTCGGGCGGCTTTTTGCCTGTGCGGTAGCAGCCAATGTAATAGTCGGCATACTTCCGAAGCTCGGCTTTCAGCGTGCTTCTGTCCTTTTCAGACCAGACCTGAAAGGCGTCCGGTATGGCAAAGAAGTACCGAAAGCCCGATTCCTCGGCAAAGCGGATGTTCTCAAACAGATGCGCGCAGGTGTGCGGAATCACCGTCATCCGGAAGGTGGTGCCCGGAAAGGCGGCGGCGATCTTCGGGATGAGGGGGCGCAGGGCCTCAAAGGACCCGCTGCCGTCATGGAAGGGCCGGTTGTAGTCCTGTGTGGCCTTCGCCCCGTCGATGGAAAACAGCAGGCCGATATCGTGCTTTCTCATAAAGTCGATCTTCTCGTCGTCCAGCAGGACACAATTGCTGGTCATGGACAGGCGGAAAGGCTGTTTGCGCTCCTGCCGGATATAAAGGGTCAGGGGTTTTATGATACTGTCGAACATGACAAGCGGCTCGCCGCCGAAGAAATTGATTTCGGGTACGACGCCTTTGTCCGCGTTTGCAATGAGAAAATCTGCGGCGTCCACGGCTGTCTCGTAGCGCATGTGCCGGGGCTCCTGATGTACAAAGCAGTACCGGCAGGCCAGATTGCAGGCGTGCGTCACGAGGAGCATCGCCGAAGTGATTTTTGGAAGCGGCATATTCAGCCCTCCTCGACGGACGTTCTGGAAAGTCCCGCAAACCTGTGGACGTTCCCATCGCTGTCCTTGAAATAATAGCCGACACAAGTGTCGGCGCTGGCATTTGTAACCACGACGGGCTCGCCGCTGAGAACAAGGTTCCCGAGGCTATCAGCCGTGACCGTGGGATGCATGGTGAAGGTCGCCGTGGAGCTGCCCGTTTCATTTAGAAGCGTCTCGGTTTTGCTCTCGTCAACGGACACCACATACCCGTTGAGCAGCCCCGCGACGTTGCGGCTGCCCGGCCTTTTACGCAGGGCGCCGCCCGCCGTAATGCGGAAGTTACGCATATCTGCCGCCTCGCCGTATCTCAGGCGGCTCTCGCCCTCAGGAGACTGGTTGACACCCAGCCATCTGTCGATTTTGAAGACGCTCTCGTTGACTGCGGTTGAGATTTTGGCCATGTCGTCACCACCTTGCGGCTTCGCCGTGCTCTATGCCGCCGTAAACGTTCTCTATGGCCTCGAACAAAGCGGGTCTATGCCGGATGTACTCGTACTGCAGCTGCTCGTAGCGCTGTTGAAAAAAGCTCGCTGCGGCCGGGTTCTCGTCGATCAACAAGTTTGCCGCGAGGCCGTAGGGCATAACGCCCAGAGCGTAGGCGTCGTCGATGCCGTTTATATAGTCGTCAAGTGCCGAAACTGCCGCGAACGCGCCTCTGCCGCCCGTGCGCAGCTTAAATTCGGCCGTCATAATACCGATGATGGCCGGGGTCCTGAATTTGTAATCCTGTGTGTCGCTCGTCTGCGCGGTTCCTGTGGGCGACAGTTCGTCCATAAGCCCCATCGCCGCGTCAAACACGTCGCTGACATAAGCCATGAGATCCCTCCTTAAAGTGATGGGGGAGGGCGTGCCTCCCCCAATAAATAGGATGTTATGCTGCAATCACAAGCTCAAAGATCGGGCTGTTAATTAGGCCGCTCTTGGCCGCGTAGGCCCGGATGAGCGTGCCTGCCGCGGGGCTTGTAAAAGCCGCCGAATAGTTTGCCGCGGTGGCGCTGGTCTTCGGATTGGACCCGTCGACCGTGTATTTAATGGTGCTGCCGGCTGTTGCGCAGGCGAGAGTCACCTTCCCGGCAGACGTGGTGCCGTTGTCGCCCGTCAGCGGTGCGCACATACCGGACTGCGCATAGATGTAAATGCCGTTTGCCTTCTGCGCAAGCACGAACGAATCGTAGCGGCAGAGCCCTTCCATGAGGGTTCCGGCATAGCCGGGGGCATTGTCGTTTGCGCGCAGCATACGCAGCTTCATGGGGTCTGCGGAGGACTGCTTGTACTTGATGATAAATTCAACGCCTGCGGGCATGCGGCTCTTGGGTACCGAGATGATCGGCGAGTCGTTGATGACGCCGATCTGACCGCGGACAATGGCCTTGGAGGTGAAGGCCTCATTGTGCCCGAGCTCCGCCGCCAGCTTGCAGCTGACGCACACATCGCTGCGCACGAAGGTTGCCCTGTTTTCGGCGGGCACGTTCATGTCGTCGAGTGCCGCGTGCGCGGTCAAAAGCGCCTCCATCACGGTTGTCTTGGTCAGCGCCGTTCCGTTGAGCGCGCCGAGGCCCGCGCCGTTTGCCCAGGTCTTGAGACGGTAGGTGTCAATCTCGGGAATGTAGCGCTCGTCCCACATCTGCTTGAGGTAGGCCACAGCCTTTTTGACAAAGAGCTGATCCTGCACATTGGTGGCGTCAAAGGTCTTGGTAAAGGAGCGCTTCATCGTCAGCGAGTAGGTGTTCAGCTCGTCGTCGACCTCCGAGGGGGTGCCGAAGCGGTTGCTGGTGGCGGTGTTGTCGTAATCGTTGAGATCGCCCGCGGTCAGCGTCCACACCTTGATGGCGTTCACGCCCTCCCAGTTGTAGTTGGTGCCGATGTAGGCGTCCGTAATGGACCCCTTCTTGTAGCGCTCGTCGAGCTTGGGGTCATATTTCGTCGCAAGATTTACTGTTGCCATTATTCAAATTCCTTTCTGCCCGTGCCGTCGGGGAAGCGGGCGCTGCCGCTTCATCTACCGCGGCTCAAGGGCTCAAAAATAGTGTTGTTCAGTCGCTGTTCCAGAGCTTGTCGAACTCGTCCTGCGGATTCGAGCGGCCGACGCTCGTTGTGCTGCCGGTCGAACGCTGTCGGTTTTCGGCGTTCTTCCGGTCGGAGGCCACCAGCGATTTGAGCTGCCGGTTTTCAATCTTCTCATAGGCCTGCACAAGCGTTCTGCCGCCCTGACTGTAAAGCGCCCACACCTCTTTGGGGACGGCTTCGGGCGTCACGGTCGGGTACTCGCGGATAAATTCCGCAAAGTCGCTGCCGCGCTTTTCCTGCGCCTGCTTCTCGGCCTCCGCCGGGGTCTCGGCAAAGGCGCGCCCGGCGCCCA